GATGGCGGCAGATGCCTTGAACGGCACCTGCTTCCCGTCTATTTCCACTTTCTTAATAATGCTCATGGATTATCCCTCACTTTCCGTAGTCGAGGTAAGATACACCTCGTTGTACCAGTTCTGGTAGACGGCTTCCGTGGTGTCGTCCCCGGTCTTCGCCTTCACATATCCGTTTGCAAGCGGAGTGGCTGTGAGCGAAAGCGTCTCCGTCTGCACTTCGATCTCGTCCTCATTGGTCTGGGATTCGATGGACGGACGGCTTGCCGCACAGTTGTAAAGGACGTGCCGGATTTTCCTCACATCCCCGTCAAACTCGAACAGGAGCGCGAAATTAGCCGTCTCCACGTTTGCATCCTCGATAAGCACCTTATTGTCGTCCAGCTTTTCCTTCAGAACATCCACCCGGAATGCTTCGGGAACCATTGCAATCTCAAGGTCGCCCTCGTACCCCATGTTGTTGGAAATCGTGTAGTAAGCATAGCCGTCCGCGTAGAAGTTGCTCGGCTCGCCATTCGCGTCAAGCCCGATGGACACCGCACCCGGAATCGCCACGGGAGTGCCGAATGTCACATTGCCGGAATCATCTACCGTCTGCAATGCATAATGTACGTTTTTAAGGTTGTACTTAACCTTGTTCTTTTTATTTGCCATGTCCGTTTCCTCCTTTTATACTGGCATATCAAATTCAAAGGCGACCTCATAGAGTTTTTCTTCCTCTATCCACACCTCCGACTGAGCATAAAAAATGCCGTGGTCGTCAAGCACGGCTGTTACCTTCTGTTCCAATGCCGGATTCTTGTAATCCGTATACAGCTCTATCCTTACCCCGCTGATCCTGTAATACACCTTCCCGTCGGCTGCGAAATTGTCGCTGTCCGGCAGAAGGTATGTGATGAACGGCGGGTCCGGGCTTTCCCCTTCGGCAAAATGGTCATAGGCAAATGGAATGCCCGTCTCCTCCATGATTTTTACTAACTCGTCCATCCGTTACCCTCCAAGCGCCCTCTTTATGTCCGCCTCCAGTTCCCTTACCGCACTTTCCTCGGCTGGAGCGATGTGCGGGACTGCCTTCGTCCTTCCTCCGCCCCTCTTTGCATGACCTTTTTCAAGAAGATGCGCCAGTTGGTACTTCTTGGGTGAATAAACTGTAAGTTCCAAAGAGTCAGAAGTTTCTTTCGTGGTCTTTACCGACCAGCTCTTCGAATAGGCACCTGTTTTCTTCGGAGCATTCGCCTGGATATCCTTTTTTACCGATGTTCCCGCTTTCCTTACAGCCGTCTTCATATCAGCAGTCGCAAGGTCCTTGTATTCCGTCAGACCTTTCATGATCTCTGCCGCAAGATTGTCAATCTTCACATTTGCCATGCTATCTCCTCACCTTCTGGCATCTGAATTTCAGGCATTTGTTCTTGTAGTTCATATGGTCGATGAATGTGATGTTGTAAATTTCACCGCCAAACAGAATCCGGAAGCTGGTCGTGTCGGCAGCCTTTAGCACCTTGCAGTACCGGACCGTAAACGCAAGGTCTGCGTCGTAAAGTGTATTTGCCGCCACATTCTTTTCCGAACCGCTCTCACCGCTCACCGTGGCATGGCAGGAATAATAATCCGTCCATTGGTTCATGTGGTTTCCTATCGCGTCCGAAACGACCTCGTTCTTCTGGAATGTTATCCTTACATTTAAAAGTGCTATCTCCATCAGAATCCCGCCTTCCTGACACCGAAAAGCAACGACCGGAGCGACAGGGTAAGCGCGTGGTGGTCACAGTCTTCCCTGTGTTCGTACTGGTACGCCACCGCATACATGACCGCCACCTTTGCATTTTCCAGTTGCTCAAAATCAGATGCGCTGTCGATTCTTGCTATGTCCATGCAGAGCCTCTCGGAAGCCGTGAGCAGATTTTCAAGAAGCGCATCATCGTCGTCAAAATCAATGCGGAGATAGTTCTTCATCTCTTCCAGCGAAATCATCATGCCACACCTCCATTTTTAATGGTGGGGCAACCATCGTCACCCCACCCGTCTGCCGGTTCCCCGGCATTCCCTTACGCGGACTTCGTTTCCGCCTTCAGCTTAAGCAACTGGACAGCCTCCGGAAGGATAAGCTTTCCGTCCACACGCTCCTTCGCCACCATGCCGATCATGCCGTTTCCTGCGAACAGCTCGTTCAACTGCTTGAAGGAACGTGCGCCACGGTCACCGATGTTGTAGTAGCTGTAGTCACCGAACGCGATGGCATCCGCCGGGGCATACGCGGAGGTCTGCACCTTGTACCCGAGTACCCTGTCCGGCTCTCCTGCCTGGTAGGACGGCTGCCAGATGTATGCGCCGTTGTTGTCCTTCAGCTTGCGGATCTGTGCCAGCGTCGCATCGTTCATGATGAAGGATGCGCCCTTCCGGTATGGTCTCTTCAAGCCATAGACGAGGTCGAGCAGGTCATCGGACTTAAGTGCCGCCGTGAGCGATGCAACGGTCTGTCCGCCGCCGTTCGCGTCAAAGATGCCCGTCGGCTTGCCTTTTCCGTCGCCGTTAAGGAATGCGTCCTCCTCGGCATTGGCGAGTGCCTTGCCAAACTGCGTGATGATGTAGTTCTCAAGATTGAACGCATTATCATACAGCAGTTCCTCCGTCACCTTGATCGCCACATGGAGCTTGAACGCATCAAGGTAGATCTGGTCAAAGGTCGCATCGCCGAAGGTCAGCGCACCGCCCTCCTCGATCCACGCTGCGGCCGGCTTGGTGGCAGCGATGTTGATCTTGTGCTCCCCGGAAGTCGTGAGCTTGGTGGCAAGGCTGCGCATGATGTTCTCCTCGTCGAGCACATCGATAAGTCTCCGGTCGTACTCCTCCGGCACAAGGTAGCCGCCGTCAGCGTCCACGCCTTCCTGCAGCACGTTGGAAATCTGCCGGAAGTTTGAACGGAGGGCATTGACCATCGCCTTCCTGTACTCGTCCGACGCGCGTCCCGTCTTTACATCCCCCTGCGGTTCCTCCTTGTACGGCTTTCCGGTGATCGGGGAATTTACAGGCTTCGAAAGCTCCTGCTCCCTTCTGTCTGCCCTCTGCTGTCTTTCGATGGAATTGGTGAGTTCCTCGATCTCCGCCTCCATGCGCTCGTAGGTCGCGGCATCCTCAGCAGACAGATTGCCGTTCTTGTCCTCGTGGGAATTTACAAAATCCTTAGCCAGCTCCCACGCCTTGGCTCTCTTCTCAATAAGTTCCTGTACTTTCATGTTGGGTTCCTCCTTAAATATACTTTTTTATAATATCCAAACGGGATCTGATCTCCTTTGCAGATACACCGCCAGATTCATGTTTTGCAGGTATTCCTGCCTGCTCGGTTACGTTTGTGCCGGAGGTTTTATAGTGTTCCTCCAGCTTGTTGAAAAGGGCATTGTTCACAGCTTTCCGTGAAAAAAGCATCGAATCGGATGGCTTCTTCTTTTTGTCATCCTCCTCGCCGCCGTCCCCTTCCTCCGGCTTGCCGTCCTTGTCCGGCTCGTCCTCTTCCTCTTCCTTTTCCGGAAAGCCGCTCCTTGCGATGATGCCGTCTGCAAAGCCGAGTTCCACCGCCTTGGTGGCATCCATCCACGTTTCGGCATCCATCAGCCTTGACAGCTTTGCCCGTGACATTCCGGTCTTAAGGGAATAGGCATTGATGATGGAATCCTTGACCCCGTCGAGCATCTCGATTGCCTTTTCCATTTCGATGTGGTCACCGAAGGCTACTGTCGCGGGATTATGGATCATCATCATTGACACCGGGGACATTAGGACTGTCTGCCCTGCCATCGCGATCACGGATGCCGCGCTTGCCGCGATGCCGTCAATCTTGACCGTGACATTTCCCTTGTAGTTTGCAAGCATATTGTAAATCTGCGCTGCCGCCACGCAGTCGCCTCCCGGACTGTTGATCCACACCGTGATGTCCCCGCTTCCGGCATTCAGTTCATCCTTGAACATTTGGGGAGTCAGGTCATCATCGAACCAGCTCTCCTCCGCAATCGTGCCGTGCAGCTCAAGAATCCGTTCTACGGCTTCTTCGTCTGTTTCCTGGTTGAGCGTCTTCCGGCTCCTCCAGTTCCAAAACTTCCTCTTCTCCATCGGAATCCTCCTCTTCATTCTCTTTGCCGTCCGATGCGAAAATACCCGCATCCTCCAGCTTTGTCATGTTTCCATTGATAAGGTACAAGTCCCCGCCGAGGTCAGCCGGAATACGGTCAAGGTTCTCAAGCTCCCTTATATCGTTCGCCGACATCCAGCCGTTCTGCCTTGCCGTGGCATACCCGTTCATCCGGCTCTGGTAATCGCCGCGAAGGAGCCCGTCAACATTGAACTTGATGAAATACTCCTTCTTTTCATTCTCGTTGAGCAGCCTGCGCACCATTGCCTGCTCCAGTCGGCATATCCAAGGTCTCAGCGTATAGGTCACATATTCCAGCGACTGCTGCTCGATGTTGGAAAATGAGCTTTTCTCAAGGTCTGCTACCATGTGCGGAGGCACACGGAATATCCTGCATATCTCCGTCACTTGGAATTTCCGGGTGTCAAGAAACTGCGCCTCGGACGGATTGATGGAAATCGGTGTGTACTTCATCCCCTCTTCCAGGACCGCGACCTTATTGGAATTGGCGGAACCTCCGAATGTCTGCGTCCAGCTCTCCCTTACCTTTGACGGGTCCTTGAGTGTTCCCGGATGTTCCAGCACGCCGCTAGGCGCTGCGCCG